CGCTGAAATCGGGTATATCCTCGACACTCCTGGATATGTGGTAATGCCGAAGGAGTTGATGGCCCTAAATCCGATGAGTAAACTTGTGGGCCGCCACCCGAACCATGAGGTCACGCAAGAAGATAGGGAGATAGTGAGGAGGTATTTGGGATGAGCTGGCAAGATGACTACCTGCCTAAACAGATAGAGGCGCTGGATCATCTTTCACTTGAAAGCGGTGCGGAGTCTGTGTTATATGGAGGCAGTGCGGGGTCGGGCAAGTCATGGTTCGGTTGCCGTTGGCAGGTCATGCGGAGATTGAAATATGCAGGTACGCGCGGCCTCATCGGTCGCTCGAAACTTGACACCCTGAAGAAGACTACCCTGCGAACTTTTTTCGAGGTGTGCGCCCAAATGAAACTTCAGGCAGACAATCACTACACCTTCAATGCGCAGTCCAATATCATCACGTTTATCAACGGCAGCGAGATCATTCTCAAAGACCTATTCGCCTACCCTTCCGACCCGAATTTCGACAGCCTCGGTTCACTTGAAATCACGGATGCCTTTATCGACGAGGCATCGCAGGTGTCGCACAAAGCAGTGAGCATCGTGCAGTCGCGCGTCCGTTTTAAGCTGAATGAATACAAGTTGCGCCCGAAGGTATTGATGACGTGCAACCCGTCAAAGGGATGGCTCTACAACGAGTATTACAAGCCGTGGAAGGATGGCGTATTGCCTGAGCATCGTGTATTCGTTCCGGCACTTCCAGGCGATAACTACCACCTTCCGGAATCCTACATGGAAACCCTCAGCCGCCTGCCCGAACAGGACAGAAAGCGTCTGCGCGATGGGGATTGGGATTATGACGAGAGCATTGACCGCCTGTTCAACATCGACGACGTGCTGCGTTGCTTCCGCAATGAACTACTCACCGGACAGAAGTACATCACCGCTGACGTTGCCCGCTTCGGTAAGGACAGGACGGTGATCGGTGTGTGGGAAGGTCTGACGCTCACGCGCGTTGAGGTGCTGCGCCGCGCTGACGTGACACAGGTCATCGCGAAGGTGCGCGAACTGGCGACCGCGAACGGGGTGAAACTTTCGAACGTGATCGCGGATGAGGACGGGGTCGGCGGCGGCGTGGTGGATGGATTGAAGTGCAAGGGATTCCTCAATGGATCACGCGCTACGAAGCCGGATAGGTATGTCAACCTGAAGGCCGAATGTTATTACAAACTCGCCGAACTGATAGAACAAAACCGCATTACCTTCGTGGGGATTGATAATCTGAAGGATGAGATAGTGAAGGAGTTTGACATGGTGCGGCGAAAGAACGTCGAGAAGGACGGGAAGTTGCAGGTCACCGGAAAGGAGGAAATCAAAGCGCAGCATGGTGTGTCGCCTGACTTGTGCGACATGATTATGATGCGGATGTTTTATGAGTTGTACCCGAACTATGGGAAGTACTCAGTGGGGAGTGGACGATAAACCAATACATCAATGAACAACGGACAACCTATCTACAAAGTGCTGGATTTATTTGGAAACGAAGAAACCTTAATTGTAAGCAAGAAAAAAGAAAAGGCCAATCTTTTCAGTGATTACGATGGATTCTTAGACAAATTTGAAATCAAGAAAACAACAGACGATTGCTACACGCCGAAGGAGGTAATGGATATTGTTATTGGGTACGTTAATGAAAAATACCCATTGAAAGGCAAAAAAATAATCAGGCCATTTTTTCCGGGTGGAGATTTTGAGAGTATCGAATACCCTGAGGATTGCGTTGTGATTGATAATCCACCGTTTTCAATCATCACCAAAATTTGCAGGTATTACCTTGCAAACAACGTGAAGTTTTTTTTATTTTGCCCGCATTTAACGGCGTTCGGAGCGGACATTGATTGCACTCACATTATTGCATCTGCTGACATTACATACGAAAACGGCGCAACCGTTAAAACCGCGTTTGTATCTAACATCTTTGGTGACGCAAAAATTATTGGTGACGCAGGACTTCATGAAAAGTTTGAAGAACTGAAAAGAAAAAACAGAGTTAGCCTACCAAAATACGAATACCCGCAAAACATCATTACGGTTAGCAAGGTGGCGTATTGTGTAGAAAAGGGAATATCACTGACGGTTGACAAAAGCCAGCTTCAGCATTGCCGGATACTTGATGCACAAAAAAAACACGGCAAGGGATTGTTTGGGTCGGGATTTATTGCGTCTGATTTTGTGGCCGAGGAAGCGGCAAAGGCAGCCGAGGAAGCGGCAAAGGCAGCCGAGGAAGCGGCAAAGGCAGCCGAGGAAGAAAAAAAGAGGCTTTCTGTGTTTTGGGAATTGTCTGACAGAGAGAAGGGAATCGTACAATCGTTAAACCAATCTAAGCCCTCACGACCACAATTTCATTCGTGCCCGTGAAGCGGCAATCTATGTGCGTCCACGTGGGGCTATCTCGCGGGTCTTCGATGGTTGTTAACCATCCACTCTCAATGAAGAAATGTGAGTGAGCCTGAATGACTTTATGAACATCCGCGACCGTCATGCCCGGAACGTGGAAATCGAGCGCCCGCCCGAACTTATGCTGTGAGTATTTCGCCCCTGTGCGCGTTCCTTCAGGCCGGAATCCGCGAAGTCGGAACTGACCACCGGACGACCAATTGTTTATGATTATCGGGCGGTTGATGGTTCTGCGCAGGTAGTCAATCGCGCAGATTATGCGGTAGTCCATGAGTTGAATAGCCCGCTCACCCCGCGCGGAATAGGTCACGGGGTCGATAAATTCATCGAGGTAAAAATTATCGGTAACGGGGATGCGCTTCATCGCTTCAAAATTACTACTTTTGAATCAAATACATACATCAAAACAAAATGGCAAAACCAATCTTTTTAGTGGGTCTTCCGTATGAAGCGGCAAACCAAATTCATGTTTTTCAACAAGAACTTGACCGTGTTTTAACGGATTACCACACGTTGATTTACATTCACAATAAAGACGAAATTGAATTTCGTGCTTTCTATGAAAAAGACTTTAATGAGGTAAAATATGAAGAGTTGAAAAGCATTGTCAATTCAATTACCGCATCTTCCTGATAGTCTCATCCTTCATCTTCGAGCCGCGCGAGCTGCCCACGTAGTACGCGAATATCTGCGTCCCGATGGTCATTACCGCGCCGAATGCCATGTATGCGAGTTCTTTATTGGCATCCGGAATGTGGACGAATATCAGTGCCGCCACGACCAATATCATCATCACAAGGCCGATCATTACGACCGCGCCCATCAGCCAATCGCGCTTACCACCGGACGCCCGCATAAATTCTATCTCGCGGTTGCGGGCATTTTCTTTGTCGGCCTGTTCGATGCGGAATGATTCGAGTTCGTCCTGAAGTTTCAGGCGGGTGAGTTCCATTTCCCATTCAAGTTTCTTCATCTCAAATTCAGAGGCGAGTGCGGCAATGGCGGCATCCTCATCGCGCTTGGAGTTGAGCAGGTCACCCACGCGATTGAGCGCCTCAATGCCTGTGATGTCACCCGCGATGTCAGCCACGTCACCGAGCGCGGGCTTTACTTTGTCGCGGAAGAATCGCGCAAATGCGGTGTCTTTGAATGGTTTTTTGTCGCTCATTTTTTCGTGGTGAAAATGGTGAGTATTGCATCCCCGATTCTGCGGTAGTTGGCCATCAGGTAGATGGTAATCTTCTCACCCATGAGTGTAGCAAGTGGCACAATGTACCGGCCCTGTGACACCCATCCATTGTGATCACACCACACGGCTGTGAGGTAGCCGAAAAACATCGACACGCCGACGATGCCGAGCCACTGAAGCAGGGAGAGTTTGCGTTTCATCATCAGTTCTGTTGAGATTTTAGCGACCACTCCGGCGACGATTCCCGCACCCCATACCCAACAGCGTGATATGAATTCAGCGAGTTCATTATGTGGACTTTCCATAACGAAATCCGATTTTGATTGATGCGTAAATGAGGACAAGAGCGGTAAATACATACTCATTCCATCCGGTTGATTCGGGGTTGAAAAATATCTCGTCGATCAGATTTGAGGCTGCGAGTACAGCCATTGAATTAGCGATGATCTGCGCATAGTAACCGACGATGACACACGCCACGGCAACGGACAGGGTGAACTTCCCGATGGCGTCAAGCATGAACCAGTAGTTATCTCCAAATGCAGGAACGCCCATGTAGGCAGCAAGCCATGCGATGAGGGTAATGGTAACGAGTATAGCGGCCATTCTTTTCATCGTGACCTCCGTGCCTTTGCCGGACGTTGACCGGCGAGTTTAGGGTAATTGACAGGGTTGGCGTCTGTGATAGATTGAACGCTGTCGATCTTCACCGTCTCGTCATCAGTCATCTCCCAGTATTCAATACCGGGGCTGATGGGTGCGCCAGGAGGTGTCAATACGCAGGGCGACTGAACGGGTTGATTTGTCACTGCGATGAACAGCGATGAGTTGTGGATCAGGATAGTGAACTTGTCACCCTTTTTTAATGCGAGGTTTTTTATTGCCATTGCCGTTGATTTTTTGCTCGTACTTTTTCAGTGCCGCAAGATACACGCGGTATGTCTTCTCTCGTTTCATCCGATGAAGCGTCTGAGGTATTCAAGTTGGTCAATGCCCTTTGATGAGGTCGCGCTGTGTCCGGTGCTGAAGCCGTATGAGAGTTTGTTCTGATACGGTGAGCGCGGGCAGCGTTGCGGGCCGACATTCGCGGAGTATTCCGGAAACAGCGAGGAGTTTGAACACAGGTATTCACCGAGGCGTTTACCGTAGTATTCTGCTTTCTGCAGCGCATTCATTCGAAACTCTTTCATTACGTCATTGCCTGCAGGTTGCGCGTCCTGCGGGGTGCGCTGAACGATTGATGCGTTATCAATTTTGAACGTCAGGGCGGGCAATGCTTCGAGGATGGTGTACCAAAGCAATGCCGGTCGCACGTATTCATCGAGGAGGATGGTGTAATTACCGGCAGTACCCGCGCCTGCGAGGTCTGATTTCAGCTTCGCGTAAAGCGCGTCACCGAGCCACGCGCCAATCTGCATATCCTGTGCGGTGTAGATGGATGGATATAACAGGTTCGCATCCACCGACCCGTTCACCGGTGAGTACGCCTGAATGTATTGCGTGGTAATGAATAGAACGCGGTTTGGAAGTGCCATTAGTTTACAGGGGTTGGATATTTGAGTGATCCACGGTCGCGCGTGTCGATTGGTTTAACGCCCTCCATTCCCTTCTGCGGAAGGAAAGGCACGTTACCCACGCGCTTATCATTTTTCAATCCGTCATTGGGCATGAACTTTCCGTTGACGCGCTTGCGGAAATAGATTTGACGCTTCCAGAAGTGGTGACAGAACGCGCCACCCTTCCAAATGAAGATGTCGTATCTCGTCTGACCTTCCGGTGCAAATTGTTTGTTTTCGCCTTTCGCGCTCATGCTTTCCGGTGAGTCAATAGAAATATCCTCCCACCTATAAACACGGCCAGCCTGTGCGCCCGCAATCATTTGGCGACAGAAGTCGCGGGTGTAGTCTTTCACTTCACCGGCGTAGGCGTAGCGCAGTTTATATAATCCGGAATCCCCGAACTTGCTTTTTTCACCGCCATTGGCGTATGAAGCGAGCGACATTGTGGCCTCAGCGAGTGAGTTGTACTGCCTGTTGAGTTCGTCCTCCTCCTCGCGTGATCCGGCCACGTCCTCATGCACTAATTCCCACTCCTCCAGATCAATCGTTTCGCCATGTTCAGCGAGGCGGGATGACCAAAACGCTTCGTCATCTTCCGTCATCTTCTGCACCTCACTCATCGCGACCGGCGCGGCGGGTGTAGGTGCAGCAGGTGCGGCAGGTGTCGCCCCGATGATTTCAAGGGAGTAAGGAGCAATTTGAACCGGTTGGCCGGTAATATCACTCAGCGCCTCAGTGATGATCGCCTGCATGGGCTTAATCACATACGCATTGAAGATAGCGAGTGCCTGACGCATTTCGTCAGTGTTGCTGCCCAATCCCCCGCCTGTATCGCGCACACCAAAAAGAAGCGAGGACGTGACGCGGTGGCCTATCATCACCTGCTTCGTGGATTCCTCAGCGAGAAACTCATATTGCTTATCGGCGTCTGAAATCGGGAAGGTGGTGATCTGCGGCGGTGTCGTGCCGGGGTCGGCGAA